TGGTTCAGTTTAGGATCAAACATCTGATCAGCAATCGTTAGCGGTTCGCCATCAGTACGTAATCCTTCGAGCGGTGGCTGATCCGTGTAAGGAATGGATACAAGCATGTCGTCCAATACTTTTCCTGCGTACTCTCCGCCAGTACGTCCATATTTCCAAATGTTTTTCATTTATTTCACTCCTTTAATCTAAGATTCTATTTCCATAATGTGCAGCGTGTTTATTTGAGAAAAATCTAACTTCTTACCATCCTGAGTTTCAAAAGTGATATTGAAGTACTCTCCTTTTTTCAACGCGAAAATTCTACTAAAGTGAAGCCCATGCTTCCATTGCAATGCAGTTCCATTTATACCAACACCACCTGCGAAACCAATAGAACTAGTTTGAGCATCGTCTTTATAAAAAGTAATATAACCATACTGGCCAGCTGTTGATCCGCCAAACTGATATCTAACTAGCCCTTCTACCAACAAAGTACAGTCTCGATTAGCTGTGGCTTGCCAATTTCCAGAATTCCAAGTCAACGGATTCTCTTTCATGAATCGATTCAATTTTTCTCCAATGGTGGTTGCTACTGGTCCAATAATTAACCGAGCTTTATTAGAAATTCCAGTTTGTTCAGTTCCTGTTGAATGCCACGCTTCATAAGGCAACGGCTTTTCTTCTACCAGTACATTTTTTCCATTAACTAGAGGGGTTTCTAAAAAGTTCTTAGTTCCATCTACAGATTGTGGTTCGGTCAAACTAACCGTATTATTCAAGCCTTTTTCAGCATATTCAGGTGTGACATCCCAACTGTAATCATTGGGATTGTTGCTGTCTTTCAAGCCTTCACCGAAGTATTTATACTCACTAATATTCGGAGTTCGGGTGTCACCTTTTTCAATCTTGAGCCAGTCTATTTTTACAGTACCTTTTGTTTCACTTGGAAACTGATATACAGCTAGAGTTCGTAGTGCGCCTGCGTCTATGCTAGCCTGTGTTACTGTGAACTCTCCTTGCCATGTATCTGTTAATCCTTCAACTGGATATAAATCAGCAGCTTTAATTGTACCGCCGTTTAGATATGCTATAAATCGCTGAATTGCTGGCTTGGTTGCTTTCATAGTTAACACATATTTCTGGTTAACTTTGTAGTCTTCTACATTGGCTTTTGAATAAACAGAGTATTCAGTTGTAGTAATAGGAAACTGAACATCTTTGTTTGCGATATTCTCACCCAAAGGCGCTTTACCTAGCCAGTAAGGGTCATCTAGTAAGTTGGGCTGGTATGGTGTAGCGTTTGTTCCTTGCTCAACTTTAATATTTTCGATTAAAACCGTTCCAACAAATGGTTCTGTTGATGTTGTATTAATTGTGAAGTACATTTTATCAAACTTTGATGGGTCTGTTGCAGCGCTAGAATTGGCTATTGTATATATTCTAGTCTTCTGACCAACAGAAGCATCTTTACCTGTTAACGGTAATATAATCGTTCCGTTAGGACTTTTCCTATACCCTAACCTTAAATTTTCTAGTTTTCCTGTGTAGCCTTCCATAACCGTAACATCTGCGCTTAATGTATATTGAGTATCTGGTAATAAGGCTGGAACATTTTTCATAGATTCTAAAAAAGCAGCCCCATCAGTTTTAGTGAAAGTTACTTTTAAGGCATCCCCAGAGTCTTCTATAGTAACCCCAGATTGCGTATAAAAACTACTAGCTTTTAACGGAATCATTAAATTAGGATTCCCACTATAATCATAGTCCCCGAAGTCGATGCTATTACTGTATATTTTCTTCAACTTGCCGAGATCGCCGATTTGCTGATTGGTTTGATCGATACGGTCTTCAAGTATAGTTAGATCATTTTGCGCTGAACTAACATTTTTAGAAACAGCTTCAACTTTTGCTAGTGCCTCATTTACTGCATCTGTTGCTTCTTGTTTGACTCCATCAAGTAATTGTTGAAAGTCTGCAATAAAGTAGTCTGCTTTATCTTGCGCTAGTCCGTCGATTGCTGAACGCTTCATACGGAAGGTGAAGCCTAAGTTATCACTTGTTGATCCGTCTGGATACTCGATGTAAACATAAGCTTCCACCATACCGTTATAAGCTTTCATCGCTTCTGGCAAGATATATACGACCTGTCCATTCAAGAAGCTTTCAGTGATGAGGTTTTTCGTGATAAAAGGGATTGGCTCTTTCGTGATCATTCCATCTACTTCATCATAGATAAACATCAACAAGCGCAAGTTAGCTCCTAGCAAGTCCGCCGGTGTGCCGTTCTGTTGTTCGACGTTGAACTCTAACGCTATTTGATTATCGTATGATTTAAATACAAGCCCCGTTGCTTGCAAATCGTAGTCTTTCGGCTGTGTAGGTACTTTGATAGAGCCTTTTTTGATGACATGCGCCATTATTTCACACCTTCAATCTTAGTTATTTTCACGTCGTTGCTCATTGCGGGATTGGAAACATTGCCGGATGAAATATCTAAAGCTCTGCCGTTTGACATCGTTATCTTTCGCGCTTCGATTGTCAGTTCAAACTCGATCAACGTCATTCCTGCACTCTCGTTCCATAAATTAGCTTTTGTAATCCGCGCGTATCTTTGACGTTTTATCTCTTCTATAAAGTCGCCGTCCCCGTCTGTGTAGTGGATACGAAGCGTTTGGTAACGGAAGGTGTCGTCTGGTAGATTGACCGATTGCCCTTTTCTTAATTCTCCCTCAAAAAGAACAGAAGTAGTGTAAACACGCCGCCAACCTAGTGAATTATAACCTTCTACCGGGTCGCTGTTGTGTGTCATTTTGATGTAAATTTCGCCGCTATAACGAGCAAAAGCAACGATTAATTTCCTCAAATCGTGATCCGCGAATACCATCATTTCAACAAAACTATCATCTTCGATTCCGCCGGGGTTGTTCGCTCCCCAGCCGGCTTTAGTCGCGTATTTGCCGGGCGGAATGTCTAAAATGTTCGGATATTTTTGTGGCAACTTATAATCACGTAACCAACGCCCGCGTGCCTGCATAACTGTTTCCGGTGTAGCAAAACCTGCGTTGCTTTCAGTAGCTAGGACGTGCGCGTCGTGATCCGAGCCGTCGTAATGGATAGCCGCTTGACGCAACAACCATTTTACAGCCTCTTCATAACTCATTTCTTCAAAAATATTTGGTTTGCTTTGAAAATCTAACATTTAATTATTCACCGCCTTAATAGTTATAAGTGAAGTCTTTCGCGCGTCCTACGCCTTTACTTGTCACTTTTCTCGCTGCTGTATCAACTTCTATTTTGTAAAATGCTAATTCATCGGGCGTGTCCACTTGACTAGCCTTTTGAGAAAAACCAACGTCACATAAAATCATTTTTACTGTTCCGAACGTGTCTTCTAGTTGTTGATGCCAATGTCCGCAGAAATAACCTACCACAACGCCGGCGCCTTTCGTGTTCATTGCGAAAGTTTTCGTTCCACTGAATAAGCCGTCATTTGGTTGCCCTAAGTCGCCCCAGTTAATAGTTACTGGACTTCCAGATTTAAAACCTTCTACCAACGCGCTAATCATGTTGATGTTGCGAACATTAGCACTAGCTAAACGTAAAGGTGTATGCCCTACTAATACCACGTGATAGTTTCTCGGAACGTTTACCAACCATTCCCCGAAGGTGTTGATTTGTTTAGCGCTGAAAGCTCCCGGTGTTTCATCGCTGTAACCGTCCGCGTACTTGTCGCCTATGCCGCCTTCATAATAATCACAAGTATCAAAACGGTAAATCGCTACATTTTTATTTGGGAATAACGCGCCTCCATATAGGTCGTTCCAATACTCTTCAAAGTCAGCGTTGCATAACATTCCTTTTCGTTTGCGCCACGCAGGATCAAAACAAGCGTCGTGGTTTCCTTTACAGATAATAACCGGTTTCTCTTGCCCTGCTACTGCTGCATTAGTAAAGCGTTTGAGCGTACTTAACATAGAATGTCGCGCGCTCCATTCGTCGATAATGCCTATATCATTACCGAGCGAGCCAAGTCCGCCGTCGATATTGTCTCCGCCGTAAATCATCACATCTGTTTTGTTCCCTAATTTTTGAAATTGAGGGATTGCGCGCCAATGTCTTAAATAATAAGCATCTTTGTAACCGACGCCATCTATACGCAAGTTATGATTATCTACGTGAATGTCTGTAATGAAAGAAAAGTTAAATTTGCTGTTATTAACACTGTTGACAACCGTATTCAAATTGCGCGGCACTAGGTCAACGTATTTCATCGTGTCGTAATCAAAAAAGCGTGTTGTTTCTCTAATTTGTGAGCTGCCGACTGGCACTTGGTATTTTTGGTTTATACGATCAGCTAATGATTCGTAGTCGCCTTTAGCTTCATTCAGAATGTTAATGATCGTACCACCTGGATCGATATTTTCCAGTATTTCACGATTATCTTCTAACCACTGCTCCCAGTCATTTTTGCCCTGATCCATGTAATCTTTGAATTTTCTTAGCAAATCCTCAAAGGTCCACACATATCCAGAGTCACGTAACTGGCTTCTAGATATTCCAGAAATGACTCGATAGGTAAAATCCTGTGTGCTAAATTGTTCACTCCAAGTTCCATCACCATTAAGTGATCGGAAACTGAAATGTGCGGTGTTTTCACCACCCCATTGCCAGTCAGGCTCACTTAAGGTGTAAACAAGCCTTGCTTGCGCTGGACTGTATTCTTGTACTTTTTGTTCAACAGGTTGGTTTTCGCCAAATTTTGTTGTATTAATAAAAAACGGCACTAGGCCCTCGAATGTTTTTAGTTTGCCATGTTCCACCACTTCAACAACGAACTTTTGCGTTAAAACATCCCCTTGCCGAATTCGAACCAAATTTATTCCGTTGTTTGGTTCGGTGGTGGATAGGACCATTTTATGCTGCGTTTCTGCCACGACTATCCCTCCTTTAGAAATCGATGTAGTCTCTTGCATTATGGAAATGACCAGAAGAAGATGGATAAAATTCATCCATAAATTGGAAATGAAGATGTTCTCCAGTTGATGGTCCTGTTGTCCCCATCAGCCCAATTTGCTGACCAGCAGTTACTTTTTGACCTTTTGCAACATCCACACGGCTTTGATGTGCATAGCCTGTATACATTCCATCAGCGTGTTTGATCACTGTCCAATTTCCATACCAGTCAAAGTAATTTGCATCACCTGCAACAATCACTTCGCCATCTGCTGAAGCAAAGATAGGTGTATTAGGATTTCCATTTACAAGGTCAATACCGTTATGAAATTCTTGCGCGCCTGTAATTGGAGAAGTGCGCCAGCCAAATTCGCTCGTCACTGTGATTGGATCCGCAATTGGTTTTATATACCCTTTCGATGCAGGAATTTCTAAATCTTTGAACTTGTCATACCATTCTTGTGCCCATGTCGTCCGTTCTGGATGTGGATCACGTGGACGTTCAAAGTTAGCCACGAATGCTTGTGCTGCTGTGTTGATATCGGTCAGATTCATGAATTGTGTCCATGTGTAAGGATAAGCGCTAGTTGCGATCCATTGACCATTTGGTGCATGCCACATCAACAATTTGAACTGCGCCGCGATCGTGTCTGGATCATCACTGATGCCAGCCTTTGTCATTAAATTGATCATGTAAACACGTCCGCTAGTTGCGCCAGAAGAATCGGTCCATTGCCATACACCATAACCGAATCCTGGTGCGCCATTGCCCTCATCGGCGGTTGGATTAGCATCTGATTCTCCTTGTGCATTGCCAAGTAAAGCTGCAGCAGCTTGTTTAGTAAAGCCAGCACCTATTGCCATTGCCCAAATCTGCCAATAACGTTTATCCCGATCAGTAGTTACTTTTGGTGGATATTGTCCATTCCAACCGTTATCGTTTCCTCCGGTATTGCCACCACCGTTTGTATCGATTTTAACGCCATTCACATATAATTCTTTGACATCTAGACGGCCATCCATGGTTATATTCCCTTTTGAAAATTTACCATCACCGTAAAGATTATATTTACGCTTATCAGCAGTAACATCTGCTGGAATTTGAAAAACAGGATTTCCTCGATCGCCGCCGTCCCCAGCGTTAATGGAAAAAATATAGTTTGGTTCTTTCCATACAGCAAACCCATTTATTTTTCCGCCTCCATAAGTCGCTACGATGGATCCAAGCGATTCTCCGTGAACATCGTCAAGCCCAGTTGAAATGACCTTTTTTTCAAAAGAAAGTTGTCCTCCTTCTGCCACTAATTGGAAATCTTTATCATCCAATGTCTTTAAAGCTACTCCTTGCACGAGAATACCTGAAAGAATTCCTGCTTTAATAAAATTAGCATTGAAAGTTCCATCCAACGTCCACGCGGTCGTGCTATCGCCATTGTGTACATCTTGGATTGTTTGCCATTCACCTTTTTTACACTGTTTGAAAGATATTCCTGAGTTATTTTGGACCATAAAAAAGCGTGATCTAGGAATGTTAGGTCCATCCATATAAACAGTTTCATAGATTTCTCTACTATCACTAACACCAGCTTCAATTCCATTTACCCAATAAATAGAACCGCCATTATCTCCTGCGCCTCGCATAATGTCATCTTGATATTTTCCAATCTCTGTTGATTCGTAAAATGTCATTTTGCTAGATTCTAAACTATTAATATTATTGACAATAGAAGCCGTTTGTTTTCTAACATCTTGTGTTAAATTATCCCCTAGTTCGATATTCGTTTGACCGGTAAGCCGATTGAATGTAGTTTTATAAATACGAGTTTTATAGTGATAACCTTTATCGTATCTGTGAATAGTCACTGTATTTCCTATCACATCTCCTCCAGTGACTTCAGCTTTGAATTGTACTAACGGTCTAGCAGAATCGATTAAGGTTGAATAAGTATTTTTAAGTAATTCTGTTGGATCATCTATATCATCAAACACTACTACGGTTTCTCGTTTTCTCATTGATCCATCTTTTTGTGGTATCCCATACTTTTGAGTTGCTTCCGGATCTTCAAGCCAATTTTGGCCTTTAGGCTTATCTAAAGGATCACCATTCGACTTTTTCCATTCAACATCAGTGAATTCAATTCTTCTACCGTATCCGTCACCAACCTCTTCGCCTCGCCCACGACCTATCATTGAAGTTGAGATTGAGCTTCTATCTATCTCTCTTACAACTGTTAATGCTTTACTACCATATACAAAACGTGTATTCGATTCTTCACCAATTTGTTCATATACTTCGATCCATTTATCCTTTATTCCATCAGAATTCAAAGAACACCTAAAGACAAATTCCATACCTAAGGTTTGCAATTCTTTCAACGCTTCTTTTACAGAGACATAGTAAAAAGTTGCAGTTACTGCTGGTAACATTGCTTCTACGTGACCAACGCGCCAATTTCCTTCAGTAAATTCAATCAATCGATCAAGAACATTTTTTAAGGGCTGCCCACTCGGTCTAATATCTTTGATGATGTAAGCATCTAATTCATTTGTTGCAAATCCTAACCCTGTAAACTCTAATGTTTCAGATGGGTCGCTAACTTTAGTAATTCGATACAACGAAAAAGACGACTCGTTTTCACGAATCGCCATATATCTTGCATCCTCTATTTCTTTATCATATTTTGTCGTAACGTATAGAGTATCTTTCATTAGATCGCTCTTATCAGAACTAATTTCTTTTTCTTGGGAGACTTCAATCAAACTTCTTGTATTTTTCCTTTTAATAAGTTTTTGCAAGTGATCAAAGAAATAAACTGTCTCACTCAAATTGTCGCCCCCCTATAGAATATTTTAAGCTTCCCATTATTGCTAGTTATCTTCTGACCTTGCTTAAGATAAAAGTTCTCAAAATCACTTTCTAAATCAATCATAGAAGTACAATCTTCTCCGTTTACAGTTACCTGCTCATCGGAAAAATCAAAAACCAACACGTCTCCTGTTTTTATTGCCGCATCAGTTATCGTGATATTTTGTTCTCCGTTTGTAATTTTGATTGAATTATTCATGGATAAAGTAACTTCAATTTTTCTTGGTGTTATAGGAAACTGTATCGGATTTCCAATATAGCCATCACTAACACACTCTTTCGTATACTTTAGTGGATCCGCACAGAATACATTAAAACTCGAAATAATCGAGTTGGAGTCTCCTGGAACAGTATCAGTTGATGTATAGCGACCGTAGTAATAATAATCTAATTCATCATGAAACCTAATTTCCACGTCTTCATTCCGGTATAAATAATTCAACAGTTCTTTGAATTTAAACTGTAGTTTTTCTGGATCTCTATCTTCCAGCTTATATGTTATTTTTAATGATCTTGAAGGTATTTTCTGATTTGTAATGATTGAACCAATTTGTATCTCTTGCTGTTCAACTTCTACAGAAAGCATTTCTCTACCTTCCACCGTAAGTGTTTGATACCCCTCAATCAAATCTTCTAAATACATTCCATCGTACATCATGGCAGACGTTGGAAGGAATCGTTCAGAACTAGTGAGATTAATGGTTGTATCTTTGAATGAGTACATTTTATTTTCTCGTTGATCCAAAATATTCCCTCCTAAAATTCCAGATTAATGTCTGCACCTTCGCCCATAGCTTGTGAAATATCGTCCACAAACAATCTAAACGATTGTCTTCCAAGATTGAATTTAAATACAGCTGGTTTAGTAGAGCCACCCATATTTACTTTATGTTCAACTTCTGCACCAATGTTTTTATTTGCATTTTTCAGATTTGTAGCTATATCTACATCAGGATTTGCATTGAAAAGTTCCGCGATAAAGTCCGCCATACCTCCAACAGTATTCTGTACATCATTGAATCCTCCTGTCAATCCTTTATTCAGACCGTTCATAATAGCCTGACCAGCTGGAATCAATAGCTTTCTATCGTATTGGATAGGTCCTTTGTGTTCACGAATCCAATCACCAATACCTCCAACAAAATCTTGCACAGATTTCCATGCATTTTGTAACCCTTCTAGAAAACTATCCATGATAGCTTTTCCGGCTGCTAGTAAATCGATATTTTTCAAGTTATCAAACCAGCCAGTTACTCTATCCACCGTATCACTAACAGCATTTACTAAATTATCCCATGCCTCTTGAGCACCATTTACTAAGTTGTTAAAAGTATTAATAGTCCCTTGCTTTAGATTTTCCCATCCTTGAATTATATTATCTTTCGCCCCTGTAATTAAGTTGATGATCCACGACTTAAAGGAGTCCCAAATATTTTTTGCACCTTGAATCGTATTGTTGAACAAGTTGATTGTTCCTTGTTTTAAGTTGTTCCAGGCTTGTTTTACGTTATTAGAAATGTTATTCGATGTCTCCGATAACCAAGACGTAAACTTGTCCCAAACATTTCTTACCCATTCAACAGACGTGCTTACAATATTTTTAATTGAATCCCACAAATTAATCCAAAAATTACGAAATCCTTCACTTGTATTCCACAAGTAAATAAATGCACCCACTAACAAAATGATACCAGTTATTATCAATCCTATTGGATTAGCAGTCATAACAGCGTTCATCAATTGTTGTGCGGTTGTATATATTTTTACAGCTTTAGTTGCTATCCCCATAACAGTTTGATAAGTTACAACTGCTGCGACTATTGCTGTAATCATCGGTAAGAAAGGTTCGATAATTTGATAAAGAGTAGATAAAAAACTAATAACAGATGGTAAAACAGTAATGATTGTATTGAAAATGTTCGTAATTAGACCTTGTAATTTGCTCAAATTTTCAGCAATTGAACCAAGACCAGCATTTTGCATTCCTTCATCAATAGCTTTAAAGATATTTGCCAAACCTTTAACAACTGCTGTTTTTATATTTTGAAATGAGGTTTTAATTCCGGCTGAGTTTTTCTTAGCTAGATCAGCAAAACCGCCAACGCCATCGTTTAACTCAATTAATCGATTGTTAAAATCGTCAAAAGTGATTTTACCACTCTGTAATGCAGAATAAAGATCAGTGACAGAGTTAACACCCTGATCTTTGAATGACTTTGCTACTTTATCCATTGCAATCGGCATAGTTTCTTGTAATGTTCGCCACGACTGCATATCGACTGTACCTTTTGCTAACATTTGTTGATATTGTTGCATTCCTCGGCTTGCATCAGCTGTAGAAGCACCTGATGCTAAAAAAGCATTGTTTAAGGCTAGGGCTGTGTCTGTACCTTTATTTAAGCTACCCGTTGAGATAGCTAATTGCTGTGTATTTGAAACAATTTCATCTAATGAAGTTGGCAACCCATCTATACCCTTAGTCAATTTTTGCATTGATCCATCAACTTCTTGCGTAGAATATCCTAGTGCCTTCATCACCGTAGGATATTTATTAAGCGTATCAAAACGATTAACCGCACCACCGACTGATTGTGTCACTGTTTGAACGGCTGCATCCAACACTTTGAAAATGCCCATACCCTTTGCAATATCCGTAATAGAAGTACCAAACTTGTTTGTATTGTCTTGCAAACCATCCGTTTCATTTTGAGCACTTTTCATTGTAGATGAAAAATTCTTATCAACTGCTGTAAGGATCGCTTGCACAGAATAGCTTTCCATACTCTACCTCCTTTCTTATTTATTTGCTTTTTTAATCAGATTGACCAGTTCGCTGTCTATTACCTCTTTTACTCCGATAATTTCTTGCTCTTTTTGTTTATAATCAAAGAAAGATTTGAAGGTTTGATAAATCGGAACTTGTTTTTTACCTTTTTTCTCTTGTGCTTGAACTTCGTAATTTTTCCAAGCGGCAAGATGAATCAAATATTCTTTGTCTAACATTTTTAACTGATGAGCTTTTTGTCTTAGTCTGTATTCGCTTATTGTTAAGCGATCCATTTGATTAAAATCATTTATTCCCAAATAACGTAGACAATTCAATTGAAACTCTTCATAAATTTCATCAAAATCTATCTTTTTTGTAATTCTTCTAGAAGTTGGTTTGTCTTCAATTTTGTAAATTCCGACTTTTTTAACTCTTCTAAAACATCATCAAACAACTGCTCGCTACCATTTTCTTCAATGTAATCTGCAATTGCGATCTCACTTACTTTCGGTGTTTCTGTTGAATTAGCAACTTTCAACATCTCTACAAGAGTTTCTACATCTTTATTAAGAAAATTTGATAATATTGTTTCCATTCCCATTTTCATCGTTAACCCTTGTTCAGTCACAGAATATCGACGATTCATCTCTTTAATGAATCCATAACCAAAAATAAAATCATATTCTTTTTCCTTTATAACTAGCCTCATTACTTTTCATCCTCCTAAAATAAAAAAGAGAGCATCTAAGCCCTCTTATGCTCCTGTCGAAGTTACTTTCACGGTATCTTTGAATGTATATTGAACGACAGCAGCTTGATCTTCTGTCAAGGTTGCATAACCATCTTGACCAACACCATTTACTGCAAATGATAAACTTAATTCAACGTTATCCTCTGCAGCAGCCGATGGAGTAAATTCAGACACATATGCTTGGTAATAAGTAGCTTTGTACTTATTTGCATTATCATCTGTTCCCTGTTCTGCTTTGTTGATTTCCCAAATTTCAATGATATCGCCATTTAATAAGGCTTGTTTCATTTCATCTACATGAGAATCTCCTTTAGCAACTATTGAAGTAGCCGAAAAATCATATTCAACCGGGCTTAAACTTTGAACGTTTCCGTCTTTTGTCACTGTAGAGTCTGAATCTCTTGATAAACCATTTTCGTGTTCTGTTTGAAATGCCATTTTCCAAGCAGCTTCCTGAGTTTCTTTTTTCAATAAGCGATAAAGCAAAATGACATCAATACCTTTTAATGCTTCCATGTTCTTCCTCCTATCTAATTCTAAATTCAAGTGTGACAACCGCTCGTTTTAGGGGCGTATTGGTTGTTGTGTCGTCCATCACTTGAATTCCACTTGCTTGATAATTTAAAGCCCAATAATAGCCTTCTGTGGCTTCTATCAATCTAGCTTCATTAAAAAGAGCAGATGCCATATCTGACACCTGCTTTCGTTTCTTCTGTAATCCCCAGACGGATAAAACTACAATCACAGTACCTTTAATATCAGTTTTATTCGCTTCGTGAATCGTTTGAGTGTTCTCAAATTCCACAAAAGGATAACCAACATTATCTAAAGGCTTGTAATCATATGTTTTGTATCCTAGTTTTTCTTGGGATATTTTAAAAAGTTCATCAAAAATTGATTGATCTCTTGTCTTAATCATCATTTCACCAAGGCTTTCATTTCAGCCATAAATTTGACTTTTTGGTAATTAAACGCTGGTCTAACATAAGGCTGTGCCGACATAAATCGAGTGCCATATTCTACATAAGGTGCATAATCTGCTGTCGGTCCTGCAATCCCAGTTAAGCCAGCTTCTGACAAGGTCATGTTGATTGATCTTCGTAAATAACCTGTATCCACTGGCGCACCTTTTTGCATTCGTTCAGTCATTTCAGCAGTATTGCTTTTCACGACTTTTTGAACGTCATTAAGCGTTGCTGCTTTTTTCAGATGTCGCATCAGCTGATCGATTCCTTTATATTCAAGTTGTGCCTTCATCAAGAACCACCTCTTGCACAATTAAACTATTTCTATATGCTGGATTTCTAGCTGTTTTTTGTTGCCAAGTCTTTCCTTCAATCTCGATATAGTCAAATGTAGGGATAGAAAAAAGAGGCTGCGTCCTAATGACCTTCGCCCCTTCTTCCACACTACCAAAAATAGTCACACTTCTATCAGTGCCAATATCTGTCACGTTTGCCTCTGTTCTTGTTCTTTCTGGTTTGCCTTCAACCCACTCACCGAGATCTGGATCATATTTAGAGTCAGATGAACGTTTAACAAATATAATTTCATCTGTAAATCTCATATAAATTTAAACCTCCCTCGCTTTGGCTTGTACAACTCTTCCTGATCTTTACGCTTAAATTCGTCAATCTCATTTTGATACTCTGAAAAATCCGAATCAGGAAAAGCCATAGATAAACCTTCTTGAGAATATGACTGCATACCTTCCTGTCCAACTCGGTTGAAACGTTTGTTAGTTACATCGAAAACAATGTACTCTAATGAATCTGGTATAACAGAAACGCCTAGCAATGACGCTAAGCGCTCTCTAGTTCGTTTCTCGATAACTTCTAGCTTGTCATCAGTAGACCCGCTTAGAAGCTTCTTAACGTCATCTTTAATTGCCATTCGTATCTATCCTTCCTACGGTTCAGTCAGAGTCAAAACGTGAGTATCCGTATGTGATCCATCTTCCGTTTTGATTGTTGTCGTGTACTCGCCAGCAGGTACAGTTTCAGTCCATGTAATATTACCGCTAGATGAAACTGCCAAACCAGTTGTTGCTGGCGCAATAGAATATGTCACTTTTTTATTTGTTGCGTTTTGTGGCGCAACAGTGGCTGTTAATTGTCTATTACCGGCAGTCCCCGCAACTGCACTTGAAGTTTTAGGCGATACTGTAACGCCTGTAGCGGGGATTGTTACTCCCCCGCCGGTTGAATTTTCCCGAACGCTTCATCTTTTACAATCATAAATCCAACATCCATTGTTGCACGCAAAGCAATCAGTTCTTGCTCAAACAAGTTAACTGGGGTTCCATCTTCATTAGTTAAAGTAGACAATTGGGCTTCTTCAGAAATCTTAAATGAAATATTATATGGGATTCCATAAAACATGTAATTAAAGTCTCCAGCGTAAAGAGTTCCTTTATCTAAAGACTTAAGGTCTACTACTGGTAATCCGTCAATTGTATTAGCAGAGCGATCATAAATAAACTCAACATTTGACCCGACTGTTTGAGCTGCAGAACGTAATTCTGTACGATTTTTTCGGTTTGAAATAAACGCATTAGGTTCGAATTCATTTTCTGCTAACTTGTCTTCTAAGGCTAGGATATTATCATAAGTCAATCCGCCTTCAACCACATTCCCCGCACTAATAACTGATCCGTCTAGTGACTGAGGAAATGGGTTTTCTTTATTTAATAAGGCAGCTGCATCAAATTTTTTATAGAAAGCTTCAGCAATTTTTGGCTGCATCTCCTCAAAGAAATCTGATAATTTATAATTTAAATATTCACGAGAAACCGGAAGAATGACACCGAGTTTTTTTGCAGTCATCGTAGCTTGCATCCATTTAGGTTTAGACGTTTTAATTTTTTCACCTTCGCCCACCCAGTATGCGCCTGGTCCTTCTGCAAAGTATTCAAATTTCTTTTCTTTGTCAGTCATTTCTTCGTATTTTGCTAACTGCATGATCTTAGAATTTTCCATAACTTCACTCAAAATGAGCGTATTATATTTATCAGGAATTTTTCCCTCTTTCGTTTCATATACCAAGACATTATCTGGATCCCATGTTTGAGCAAACATTTGCAAGTTCATTGGTAAAAGTTGTTTCTTTTTCATTAAGTTTTCCTCCTATTTGATAATTCGATTTTTAGCAGCTAGTTTAGCCACTGTTTCTTTAGTATTTTTCGATGCTGTAAATTGTCCACCTTCATTTGGTGGTGTTTGTCTTGCGTTTTCTCTCTTAATCAAAGAAGCAAAGTTAGTGATGACTGCTACAGCTTGTTTTGTGGCATCTGCATCATCAGAAACAATCAGACCAAGTAAATCATCATCGTGTGGTAAATTTGCATCTGTCAGCATTTTAGAAGCTTCTTTCGTCATTTCAGATAGTGCCTGTCCACGCTTTAATTCAGCGATTTCAGCTTCTTTTTGTTCCAACTCATGCTGTAGTTTTTCTTCCGCATTCATTTTTGCCAGCTTTTTAGCTTCTTCTTTTTTTGCTTCTAGTTCTTTTTCCCACGCTGCTTTTGCTTTATTCGTCTCAGCAGCGATCATTTTTGCTACTTCATCACGAGAAAATGTTTTGCCAGTATTGTTTTCTTCTTTTGCTTCGGTCGGTGTCTCTTGTGAGCCAGCTGGTAGGTTTCCTTGTTGTCCCTCATCACCAGATCCACCATCTCCTGATTCAGAAAAAAATTGTAAGTTCATTGGCATAAATAAACGTTTTTTCATGATTAATCCTCCACGGTTACGCCGCTACCCGATAAATTTGACCAGTTACGCCGGTCAGCCGAAAATAGCTTTCTCTTTAACGCCTGTAAGCTGTAAGAAGGCACAATAAAAAGCCGTTAATTTGTATTAACGACTTGATATTCGTTCTATATAAGGTGCTGTACTGCATCGACAAAATGGATGCATATTAGGAGCGTTACTTCCCGGCTGCATATCGGCAACATCAAAAACTTGATTATTTAACGGTATACATAGTTTGCACGCTGTTGGTTCTGCTATATAGATGTACTGGGTAATGCCTGCATCTCTGTAACTTCGTTCTTGGATCCCTACCTGAACTCTAGTCGTTTCAGTCACCATCAAACGTTGAGTGTTGAACTTAGTGTTTTCTCGTCCTTCAGCTGTTAAATATTCTGCCAATTTAGATGCAAGTTGCTTGGGATTTTTCCCCATCGTTATACTTCTGACTAACAACCTATCTAATTCTGATTTCAATTCAGATTGATACATCCATAAGCGATCACTAAAAGACGCGTCATCACTCAAAAAGGAGCTGTTTATTACTAGTTCTATCAGCTTTGCATATCCACTTGAAGCAATAGTCATTTCTAAAATACCGGCTTGTCTCTTCAATTCAGCTAAACCAGCTTTTGTTAATTCATTCGAAAAGTACTTATCCAATTCATTAAACAGTGAAATCAATTCAAGCCCGATATTAGCTTTTAAGAGCTCTAATCTATTTACACGCATCGTAAGATTGTATAGCTTTAATTCTTGGTTTGCTGTAGGAGAAAAATCTTTCTCTTTGACATACTTCTTTGCTTTGCGAGCGAATGCTTTGACATCCATTTCACTAGCACGCTTCATCGCTTCGCTACGAGTGATTTTCTGGCCATTGGAGAAACTGTCCCACTGCGCGTCTATTTCTTTTTGTATCGCATCTTGTGCGTATTGCATGCGACTTTTAATTTCTGCCATGCGCTTTTTATCATCTTTAATTTGTTGCTTTTGCCATTCCTTTTCCCGTTTGATCCAATATTCTTGGGAGTTCATTTAATCACCCCCCTGTTTCATCTTTTTTGTTGTTAATTACTTCTTCACCATCTGAATCAAAAATGCCAATCTGCTTTTGCGTTTCTTTATTTACTCGTTTCAACTCTGCCTGTACATCTGGAACAAAAGAAGCGAGTCCTAAGATCGTCTCTTGACTGAGTTCAGCTCCAGCATCAACCAAAGATTTCAACTCTTCCAGAATGGCTTTAGGTAGATTAGGCGTAAATATTACACGTAAGCCTTTCAAATCGGAGTTATCCATTTCAGAAATACTTGATTTTAGGCTAAATAAAAGACGATAACGCCGCATAAGGCCTTTTTTGAATAGCCTTTGCTTTGTTGCCGTCATTTGTTCAAATCCAAATAATTTATATTTCATTGCTTCTCCCGATTGCACTCCGGAAAAATTGTCATCAGTAAGATCAGGAACCATGGATATTTCGTGGATATCCTTGCGTACTCTGTCTTTGTATGCTTCTACACCGTTCACATCATATTGTTTGTAAATATATCCTGCAGTCACACTTGTTTTATTACCGTTCACATCAGTTCCAGACTCAAGCAAAAGCATATTCGCTTCTTTCTGCTTGATGGCGTCCTCTGTGGATAGTCCTGCTGCTTCAATATCACCACTAATAACTAGAAGAGCATCGTTTAGATCAGTCATATAGTTGGCGGTATCAGACTGCCCTGCATCGTATAGATCAATCAAAGATAGTACATCTTCATACAAGCCCATCCGAAAACGATTAGGAGAATACTCTGTAATAGGTACCTCTTTATATTCATGCGGTTCATCCTGGGGATTTTTTAACTCAATTGCTGTTAGTGTCGTCTCATCATAAGTGATACTTTTTTCTTTTGTGTATACGATTGGTTGAATGTACTGTTTATCAGCATCCTTGTTGAATCTTGTCTTAGGATACCGTACAGCCAAAATAGGCTCTCGTTTTACTGTAGTATCATATACAACAAACGTTTCAAATACATTAGCCAAATCAACATAATCTGTATCATCTGAATCTCGATAGATAATCTCATAGGCTCGCCCATACTTATCCATATCAAGCCAGAGTTCAGCATTTAACCCATCTATGTCATTATTAATATTAAACTCTTCGATTTCTTTTTGTTGATTTGTGTCCTCGATTTGCACTTTTATAGGATTGCCTGTGTTGTACCCAACATCAAACGTACAAAGAACTTTTCCAAAGTTATGTGCTGATCGATGATCCGCTTTTTCCTTTTCTCTACGTCTACGGTTATCCATGATATTTGTATTTCTAGCTTTGTAATAATCATCTAATACACTAAGCCGCTTTACCTGATATTCATGATGATGTTTTATCATTGCTGCTAAAGTATCTAAATCGTTAAGTAAATCTTCTGCTGAGCTAAACCTATAGTGAAGATTGGAATCTACGCTAAACTTTACATAATTTGTGTTCACGTCGTTCGAATAATGTATATCAGCACCGTATTCAAATTCGTTTACCTTATCCATTTCTCACACTCCTTAAAACATTCTTCTGATTTTGTTCCGCTGCTCTTTAGTAACGGTTGATTTCTTTTTGGCCCACATGTCTTCGTTGAAGGCGTATCTTGTCGCATCAATCGTATGGTTATCTTTATCCTCTAACCTTGGCTTAGGATTTCCATCACGATCTGTTTGATAGTCGATGTTCTCGAATTCCTTAGCAATATTCGGAGTGCGTAGTGGATCAATACAAATAAAAGCCAAATCATCTAGCCACTGTTCACCGTACTCAACAGAATCAGGTCCTTTTTTCACGCCTTTTATTCCTTTCATACCATGTTCATTAACTAATTCAGCATTACTCTTTGGCTCTGCGCTATCTGAAAATATCTCCTCATTTTGGTAACCTTTAGATTTAGCTTTGTTTGCAAATTCTCGATTGCTGATCTTCACGCCGTAAATTTCATCGATTGCATAAATACCGTTTTTCTTTTTGTCATAATGCCATCTGACGAACGCTAAAGGATCCGTTGCATATCCATAGTCCAAACCGTTGCGGATGTTATCAAAGTTAGCAACCATATCATCTGTAATAGAACCTTTCTTAACTTGTAGATTATCAAAAGGTACAACTCCTGACCCCACAGCTTTTCCATCATATTCCCACTCAGCCCTTCTTGGATTCCTTTCTCTAGTTGCCTCAACTTCTTTCAGAAATTCCTTAGAGATGAATGGATTATCTCGATAGGTCGAGTGATGAATAAAAGTATTGTCCGGTTGAAAAGAAGTCTCATATTTTTTATTTACCCAAGATTGTTTTCTCTTAGGTGGATTGTAGCTGTAAAAAAACTTATAAAAAAGACCATCATCTAATTCTCCACGTAAAAGGGAGTTCGTGATAGTCGTGACTTCATCTTCTGTTTTAAATTCTGCTAATTCTTCAATCCAACCTATAGCAAATGGGAACTTGCTATCTTTTAAAGACTTGATTCGTTCTGGGTTTTGAGCACCACGAAATATCATATAATTCCCTCTTGGAAGATAAGTAATTTTAAGTGGTGACTTATTAAACTTAAATAGGCGCGATACTCCCTGCTTCTCAATTGCCCATTTCATTTGTTCGTAAATAGATTGCTCAAGTGTATTATCAACATAACGTATACCTACAGCATTCACTGCATATCTCATAAGTAACTGAGTAACGATATGCGCTATATCTGATGATTTTCCTGAACCCCGGCCACCTTTACAAACTATATTAAGAATGTCTTGATTTAAAGTCGCTCTCCATACTGAATGAAACTTCGGCGGAAGAAATTCAGATAGTTTTTTAGCCATCATCATCACTACTTATATCATCAATGAAAGTAGGTATTTCAGAAATTTCAACTTTCTGCTTATCTACAAACGCTGCGTTTATTTTATAATAATGCTCAAGTGCTTGGTTACGTTCTTTGAAACCTGCTGAATATTCACTCACTTCACGTTCTATGATTTCGTTTGTATAAGGATCTCTCTTAACAACTTCAAAGCGTTGTGGTTCTCCTTTTGCGATAGAAGCAGTAATAGCCAAAGCTTCTTCCATTGTTAAATGCCTCTTAGTTTGAACTTCTTTTAGCTTCTCTTGAATGTAGTCGGATACTTTTCCACCTTTTTCCACCAATTTTTCTTGTGCGTTCTTAGCGTAGTTTTCTTTATAGCCAGCTTTCAGCGCTGACTGATAAGCATTGCCTGTGATGATGTACTCATCAGCAAAGGCTTGTTGCTTAGGATTCAACTTACTCATTTTCCATCACCACCTTTGTTATATGTTAATGATATTTTTTATATTTGTCTGTATGTTCTGCTCACTAAAATATCCATGGCCACAGTAACGAAGATTGTACTTATCGATCTCTTTCGGTGTAGCTTCTCTGGTCATTTCAATGATAGAGTACTTCCCTTTGATTTGTACAGAACGCACAACACGCACTGAACAATCATCAATAGTTCGAGGATATTCATTAGTTAGTGACACATACCAGTAGTTTCTCATTATGTAACCTCCCTTATGTAAAGAAAGAG